TTAGGGATTGCACCGTTTGCAGGGAACATATCCCATATTGATGACCTCTTCTCTGCTGCCGGTGTAGATCTGTTTATTTTTCTCTTTCATATCGTCCACGCTGGAGCATGTGGGATAGTGGAATTTCTTGGTGTTGGTATTCAGCACATAAGTAATTCCCTGGGATTCCTGTGGCGCCGACGATTCCGGTGTGATCTGCACCGCAGTATCGGTCTCAGGCTGTGGCACCGGTGTCTCTTCCGCAACGGACGCTACGGTGCTTTGGTAGGTTCCGCTGCCCTCCGCCCAGTTATCTCCGGTGGCATAGTCAATGCCGATCCCCGGCTGCACATTGTAGGCAAATACGCAGAAGCAGATACCCTCCCCGGCATCTTCCACGGAATAGGCTTCCATGAGGACGCCGTCTGCCAGCAGGTTATCACCGTCAAATATGGGAGTGACACGGTACAGGACATGGTTCCCTGTATTTTTGACATAATCGCAGACTTTCGTCTCAAAAGGGAGCATTCCCTGCACGTTGAGATATCTGGTTCCGGTGATCAGGTTCTGCGGGTTGGCGTTTTCCGCCGCCAGCATGTAAGCGATCAGGTGGCAGCGATTGTATAGGTATTTTCCGTCCACATTATCGTATTTCACCAGATGCCAGCCGGTAGGCTTCACGGCTCCGATCTCCCCTCTCGGTTCTGTCGGCATCAGATCCTGTCCCACGTTGGCATATGCCACGCCACAGCGCCCCAGGCTGTCCAGCTCGCTGTAGGTTTCGAAGGACTGTGTGGTCAGCTCCGCCTCTGTGAAATAAGGTTTGTTGCCATTGACTTCTGTATAAGGCGTGCCGGAGTATGCCGGAATCTCCCGGAGGGAAAATGCTGATGTGCCCTCTCCTGTCGGAACGTCTGTTGCAGATGTGACCTGCTGCGATTCTTGTGTATCCGAAGCGTTTTCCTGTGGCTGTCCGGATTCGGGTTCCGATACTGCAGTCTCCGATGCTTCCAGCAATTCGGAGGGGATCGCCGCCGGCTGCTCTATCGCATAGGTATTGTCCTGCGACGTGACGGTGCTTTCCGCACAGCCGGTGAATGCCAATAGCAGTGCCAGCCATAATGACAATTGTGTTATCAAACGTTTCTGAGGTCTGTTGTGTTTCATTTTCATAGCTTGTCAATTACTCCCTTGTAAAACTCTTTGGGAATTATACCACATTTTTCATCTGACCTTTCCTTTTCATTGACAATTTTTTCAAAAAACAGTATGCTAAAAATATCTAAAAACACTTCAAATAATATGCCAATCATCTAAACATTTCGGCTTATTATTTGAGGTGTTTTTTTCTGCTTATTGACACACGTATTTACACGTATTATAATTTAAGAAAGGATATCAATGAAAACAAACGAACTGATAAAACTATTAAAGAAAAATGGTTGTTCTCTTATCCGCCACGGAAGCAATCATGATATTTGGTATAGCTCTGTGACGGGAAAACAGTTTGCTGTTCCTCGACACAAAAAGGAAATAAAAACCGGAACTGCCATTGCTATTTTGCGCGATGCCGGAATGGATTCTTAGAAAGGAGATTCTTATGTCTAAATATGTTTATCCCGCTATTTTTACTTCTGAACCAGATGGAGGTTATTCTGTATATTTTCCCGATCTGGAAGGTTGTTATACCTGCGGCGACACACTGGCTGATGCTCTGTTTATGGCTGAAGATGCCCTCGCGCTTATTCTCTATGGATATGAAAAGGACCAACGCCCCATTCCACAGCCCTCCAAAATGTCAGACATCAAAGTTACTGCGGATTCCTTTTTAAGTATGGTTGCATGCGATACCCTGGAATATCGCAAACGTTTTAATAACAAAGCTGTTAAAAAGACATTGACCATTCCCGAATGGCTGAATGAAGCTGCTGTTGCAATGAATATTAACTTTTCACAAGTATTGCAGGATGCTCTTTTGCAGCGAATCAGTCCTCAATAATGCACACACGAAAAAGAAAAAGTGCCGCAAAACGGCACTTTTCTATGGAGCTGTGCGCTCAATATCCGAACTCGAGATAGTGAGCGTATTGTTCCCCGAAATGTTGAAAGTCAACACGAGCTTGCGTCCTTTGTCCCCATCATCGTACACATAAACCGAGTTGACAAGCGTGTCGATGATACGCCGCTGATACTCAACATCTTCTATATCACCCCTCTTGAACGATTCGAGCCAATACATGATTCGCTCCTTCGTCAAGAGGGGCTTTTTCATTTCCTCCCGGGCAATCTGCCCTTCGAGGTCTCTGCGTTCTTCTTCCAGCTCCTCAAGACGTTCCTTCGTTGTTGGTGTGATAATGCCTTGCTCTATTGCAGACATGAGGTTCTTGATTCTCTTATTGGTCTCCTTCAATCGTTCCTGTAAACCTATGAGAATGGAGGTGTCTTGAAACTCCTTTTCAATCAGCTCCATAGCTCGAGTGGATATTTTCTCTATGTTTTCATCGGTGAGTACCTGTTGCACCGTGAACTCAACGACAATCCGCTCGAGCCATTCTTTTTTCTCGACCTTCTTCTCGCAGTTATGCTTCCTCTTACGATTCACGCACTTGTAATAATGGTGAACCTTCCCGGTCTTTGAAGTGCCACTCTCACCCACCATAGGCTCGCCGCAGTGACCGCAGAAGACCTTCGTAGTGAGTAGATAGTCTTCAATAGCTTTGGCTTTTGCCCGGGCTGTGTAGTTGTGCCGGAAGGTTGCCTGTACCTTATCGAACAAGGTCTTGTCGATGATAGGTGGTACTGCGTCCTCCAAGACTACATCATCGTATCGGTACACTCCGATGTATTTATCATTCCGCAGAATCCGGGACAGGCTGTTCTTATTAAAAGCGTTCCCCCGGGAGGTCTTAAACCCATGCTCATTCAGCCAATTCACAATCTGCGTTTTGGACTTGCCCTCTGCGTACATCGTGAAGATGGTTCTGACGGCTTTTGCACCTACTGGGTCAATCTCATACTGGCGGTCGTTTCCTATCTTATACCCAAGCACAGGACTTCCCATAGCGATACCGTGGAGAGCGTTCTCTTTCATACCTCGCTTGATACTCCGGGCAAGGTTCTCGCTGTAATACTCCGCATAGCCCTCGAGGACGGATTCAAGAATGATTCCTTCCGGGGTGTCCGGCATTGGTTGTTTGGCGTAAAAAATCTTCACACCATTACGTTTGAGCTTTGCTTTGTAAATGGCACTGTCGTACCTGTTTCGGGCGAAGCGGTCGAGGGTGTACATAATCACAGCGTCAAAATGCCCCTTCTCGCTGTCTTTGATAAGCCGCTGGAAGCTCGGTCTGTTGTCTGTCTTGCCGGAGATAGCCCGGTCGATATATTCGTCTACGACAATAAAGTCGTTCTTGAGAGCAAATTCGTGACATTCACGAAGCTGTCCCTCGATTGATTCTTCTCGTTGGTTGTGGCTCGAGTAACGAGCATATATTACCGCTTTGATAGTCTCACCTCCAATATCTTCTTTCTATATATCAAAGCGAAGGGAATGACCTTATCACATTGCCGCAGTTGTTCCCTTATCCCCCTCAAGCTCCTCACGGTTCTCAAATTCATAAGCCATAGACATGAACTCATGCTTCGCTCGCCGGGACAGTCCTCGGTAGATACGAAGAATGTCTTCCTCGTCTTCGTTGGCTGGTTTGGTCTCGGGTAAGTCTTCCTCGTCTGCGAAGAAGTCCATGACGGAACACTCAAGCAATTTTGCCATTTCCAGCATTTCGGATTCCTTCGGTAATGACCCTTTAGTGTTGATGGCTGTTGCGAAAGAACTTGAACCCTTAACAGCTTTGACAATGGCGGTCAGATTCGTGCCTTTTTCAGCACAGATACGATTGATATTCTCTGCGAATGTCATAGTGATTCCTCCTCTGCAAAAAATAAATTCGTAAAAACCGAATTTTCCTATTGACAATTCGCATAATAAGAATTAGAATAAGAATATGAAGTTCGGAAAATGCGAATTGGCAATAAGAAAGCGGCCTCTCGAAAATGGCAGTTTTCGAGAAGTTATAGTTATTGATGGTCTTATAAGAATAATAACAATAATTCGCCTATTTGTCAATGGCAATTCTGATTTCAAGAATTTATATCGTGAAGGAGGTAAGAGATTCGTGGACATTAAAGAGAGAATGGCAAATGTGGGAATGACACAGGTAGACATGATACTGGAATTGCAGAAGCGAGGTTATGCAGTTCAGCCGCCTATGATGTCAAGTATTCTCCGAGGGGTTTATACCTATCCCAAGGCAAAGCAGATTCTCGCTGTTTGCAAGGAAATTCTCAAGGAACGTGAGAATGAATGAGCCTGTCAGAAGTACAGGTAAATGACCTCGCAAGACCCTTAGTGGGTATCATCACAAAGTTTTACGCAGACCCTAAGAATGAGGAGGATTTTCAGAAATGGCTACGCAATGTAGAGGAACAAAAACAAAAAGAATCAACAGACATAAGCTCGCTGTGATTCAAGCATATATCATCATCGGTACGCTGGTACTGATTGGCTTTATCGGTGGTCTTGTCGTAGGACGAGCTACCGCTCCGAAGAAACAAGTTACCGTAACGGAGACGGTTGAAGTTCCTTCCTACGAAGCCGATTCCCTCCCGGTTGCCGAAGAAGTTACATATTTCGATGTACCACTTTCACACAGCTTGCAGAGATACATCTACGAGGTGTGTGCGGACGAAAATGTTCCAGTGTCACTCATTATCGCAATGATAGACCAAGAGAGCAAGTTCAACCCGGAAGTGGTTAGTAAGACCGGGGATTACGGTCTCATGCAGATTAACACCATCAATCACGAATGGCTGGCAGAGGAATACAGAACAGCGGATATGCTTGACCCATATCAGAATGTTTTCTGTGGAATCAAGGTCATTGGTTCGTACATTCAGAACTACAATGACTACGGTTTAGCTCTGATGGCATACAACATGGGTGACTACGGTGCTAAGAAAGCATGGGAAAACGGTATCAAATCCACCTCATACAGTGAGAGCGTTCTTGCTCTCATGCAAAAGTATGAACAGGAGGTGAATGTAAATGCCACAAATGCTGACGCTAAGTAACGGCAGACCCGAAACAATCCTATCCCCGAAGGATTTTGAGGATTTGATTGATAAGCACATGGGTATGGACTGTGCGAATTACTATCAGAATCAGATAGAACAGCTTTCGGAACTGATTCGAGACCTTGACAGTTATGTGGACGATAAAGACGTTCACTCGACCGTCAAGGAGGTGCTGAAAGAACATGGCTACTAACCGAAAAATCGGTAACAGTTTTGAGACCGAGTTCTGTGAGTTACTGTTTCAGCACGGATTTTGGTGTCACAACATGGCTCAAAACGCCGCCGGACAACCAGCAGATGTTATCGCTGTTAAAGGTAAAACGGCGTACCTCATTGACTGCAAGGTGTGTTCTCATAACCGATTTCCTCTCTCGAGAGTGGAAGAAAATCAGCATTTTGCTATGGAAACATGGAAAGCCTGTGGAAATGGCGAGGGTTGGTTCGCACTCAAGGTCGAGGACGAAATCATTATGATTCCTCACTTTTCAATGGTGGCTCTCTCCTATGAGAAGTCAACTCTGAATCTGACGGACATTCGAGAGTATGGAACGCCACTGGAAAGGTGGTTGAAGAAATGCTGATTGAAGTCTCAAACACACTGACAGTCGAGAACCCTACCCCGGAAATGGTGCTGTGGTGCAAGAAAAACCTCACCATACCAAACCCGGAATATGCGAAGAAATCTCGCATGAACCTGTGGCTCGGTAACACGCCAAAAGTCCTGTCACTCTATGAGACCCGAGGAACAACGCTGGTGCTTCCGTTTGGAACACTCCGACTACTACCGAAGGACATATCCGATAAGGCACTGTTCTTGAGCGAATTTGCCGCCCCTGTAGAGGTAAATTATAACGCCGATGTTCCACTCTATGACTACCAAGAAACCGCCGTACAAGCGATGGTAGCCGCCAAGTATGGGATATTACAGAGTGCCGCCGGAAGCGGTAAAACGCAGATGGGTATTGCCCTCGCCGCAAGGCTGGGACGGCGTACATTATGGCTCTGCCACACGCTTGACCTTATTAAACAGAGTAAGGAACGAGCCAAGCTCTATATGAGCGAAGACCTCATGGGTACTATCACGGAAGGAAAAGTCAATCTCGGTGAGGGAATCACCTTCGCCACGATTCAGACCATGTGCAAGCTCGACCTCGCACAGTACCGGGACTACTGGGATTGCATTATCACAGACGAGGTACACCGGGTCAGCGGCAGTCCTACCGCCGTGACACAGTATCAAAAAGTGCTGAACAGTTTATCGGCACGACACAAATACGGTCTGTCAGCAACGGTACACAGGTCAGACGGAATGATTCGAGCTACCTACGCCCTCGTTGGTGAGGTCGCTTACAAAGTCCCGGACGAAGCTGTGGCTGACAAGATTATGAAAGTGGGTATCTACCCTGTGGGTACAGGGGTGCAGATAAGCCGGGAAGCCCTTAACACGGACGGAACGCTGAACTACACCAAGCTCATTACCTATCTTACCGAAAACGCCGCCCGGAATCAGCTTATTGCAGATTCCATTGAACAGAGACCTTCTTTGATTCTGTCGGACAGGTTAAACCACCTCGAGGAGCTTATAAGTCTTCTCCCGGCTGATATGCAGAAGGACGCTGTGATGATAAGCGGCAAAATGACAACCAAAAAGGGCAAGGCTGAACGAGAACAGGCTCTTGAGGACATGAGGAGCGGCAAGAAGAAATATCTCTTTGCTACATACTCACTGGCGAAGGAAGGGCTGGACGTACCACGGTTGGAGCGTCTGTACCTAACCACCCCACAGAAGGACTACGCTGTGGTGACACAGAGTATCGGGCGTATCGCTCGTACCTTCGAGGGAAAGTCAGACCCTATCGCCTACGATTTCGTGGACGATATAGCTTACCTCGTGAAGTCCTATAAGAAGCGATGTACGACCTATCGAAAGAACGGTTGTTACTTCGTAAAGGAAGGAGGGACAAGCCCATGCGATTGATTTCTTATGACTGTGAGGTCTTCGCCTATGACTGGCTCGTAACCCTCAAGGATAAGGAAACAGGCGTTTACACCTGTATTTGGAACGACAACGAAGCTCTGAAAATGGCATTGTCCGATGATTGTATCTATGTCGGTTTCAACTCGAAACACTACGACCAGTACATCATCAAAGCGATTGCCACCGGGTTTGCCCCGGAGGAAATTAAAAAGGTCAACGATTTCATTATTGCCGGAGGGCAAGGTTGGCAGTGTCCGCTTCTCGATGGTATCTACTTCCGTTTCAGTAATGTGGATATTCGAGACGATACGCAACAGGGGTTATCCCTTAAAGCCATTGAAGGACACCTCGGTATGTCGGTTAAAGAATCCAGCGTACCGTTTGATATTGACCGTCCTCTAACCCCGGAGGAAAAAGCCGAGACGGAGTTCTACTGTAAACATGACGTTGATACCGCCGAGAGACTGATTGACATTCGTAAAGACTACTTGAAGAACAAAATCAACCTCGGTCGGCTGGCTGGTCTTGATGAAGTCAAGGCAATGGGTATGACGAACGCCAAACTGACTGCGGCAATGCTGAAAGCAACCAAGAAGCCACACGATGATGAACGCAAGTATGTCTACCCGGACAATCTGCGAAAAGAGTACATACCACCCGAGGTTTTCGCTTTCTTCGATAGAATGTATGACCTCTCCATTTCAGACAGTGAGCTTTTCAAAGGCAAGTTCAATCTGAACATCGGTGAGTGTCCTGTGACACTCGGGTATGGCGGTATTCATGGTGCAATCCCAAACTTCTTTTGGGAGGAAACCAAGGATAGAGGAATTTGGAATGAGGACGTAGGAAGCTACTACCCACACCTCTGTACCATCAATGGGTACACAAGCAGAAACATTCCGTCTCCGCAGATTTACGAGGACATTCTCGACCGCCGTATGAAAGCGAAAGCCGCTGGCGATAAGCACACGGCGAACGCTCTGAAACTGGTTTGCAACACCACCTACGGTTGCTTGCTGAATCAGTACAACGACCTCTACGACCCTCTCATGGGTAGGTCGGTCTGCATTTCCGGGCAGTTATATCTACTGGAACTTGCAGAGCATTGTTACCAAGAGATTGAAGGACTGCGAATTGTCCAGCTCAACACGGACGGTATCATGGTCGAGTGCGATAAGAAGGACTACGACACACTGACCGCTATCTGTGCTGAATGGCAGTCTCGTACAGGCTTTGACCTCGAGGAAGATACCGTTGTCAAGATAGCGCAGAAAGACGTAAACAACTACGTTGAGGTTCAGCCGGGCGGCAAAGCAAAAGCCAAAGGCGGCTATCTCGTGAAGGGTATCGCTCCGGCTGGTGCTTTCAATATCAATAACTCCTGTGTGATTGTGGCTACCGCCCTCAAGGAGTTCTTTGTAAACGGAACGCCTGTCGAAGACACCATCAATAGTTGCGATGATATTTTCCAGTTTCAGATTATCGCCAAAGCCGGGGCGAAGTACCGGGAAGCCTATCATGTGGTGGACGGTGAAAAGCAGTCCGTTCAGAAGGTGAACCGAGTGTACGCCACAGCGGACGAGAGATACGGAAAAATCTTCAAGGTGAAAGCCGAGGACGATTCCGAAGCGAAAATAGATTCTCTCCCGGAACACTGTATCATCGACAACGATAACGAGCTGTCCATTGACGAGGTAGACAGAAGTTTCTACATCGCAATGGCGAAAAAGCGAGTTGACGATTTCAAGGGTATCAAACCCGAAAAAACTAAAAAGCCAAGGAGGACAAAGAAAATGGCAACTACTACCAAGACCACAAATGTATATCAGAAGCTCCTTACTGCAAGGGCAAAGTTCCTTGAAGCGAACGTGGAGAAGACAGGAAAGAATATGCACCTGTCCTTCAAATACTTCGAGCTTGAGGACATTGTACCGACCGCTATCCGCATTTTCAATGAGGTTGGTCTTATCCCTGTGGTGAACTTCACCGCTGATGTTGCAACCATGAACATCATCAACACCGACAACCCGGAGGAATCCGTACCGTTCGTTGCTCCGTTCAATCAGATTGCTCCTATCGTGAGCAACGCTGGCAAACAGGCTACAAACGAAATGCAAGCTCTCGGTTCTTCCATCACCTATATGCGCCGTTACCTGTATATGATTGCGCTGGACATTTGCGAGAGCGATTCCATTGACGCAAATCTCGGCAATGGCGAGACTGCTTCCGCTCCGGCGGCAGAGAAGAAAGCCCCGGCTACTCCCGAGCAGAGACAGGAAGTGAAGGAGAATCTGACTGCTCCGGCTGACAATGCTTCTGCTTTACAGATTAAGGGTCTGAAAGCTGTTCTCAAGAAGCTCAAGGACGCTGACCCGAGCAAGGAGGAACTGATTGCGAACATCGCAGTACAGACCAAGGGATTCACGGAGATTTCCAAGTCCGATTGCGAGACGCTGATTCAGAAGATTACCGCAATGCTGGAAGGAGGGGCTAAGTAATGGCAGACATTAAGTGGCTCGAGGGCAATCGTATTCAGATTGCCCCTCCCAAGAGAACCAAGAAAATCACAGGTACTCGCTTCGCTACTATCCTCGGTCTGAATCCGTGGAGTACCGCATTTGAAATGTGGTGTGCGATTACCAAGACCTATGAGAAGCCCTTCGAGGACACTATCTACACGGTTGCTGGTAAGACCATCGAGCCGAAACAGGCTCGCTACATGGAGCAGTCCTACGGTATGGACATTGTTCGCCCTTCCGATGTGTGGGGTGAGGACTACTTCAATAAGACATGGGGAGATTTCTTCCCGGAGAGCAAACACCTCGGCGGTATGTGGGACTATCTGATGAAGGGTAAAGACGGCAAGACCATCGAAGCTGTTCTCGAAATGAAGACCACCAAACGTGCGGAGGACTGGCAGAACGATGTTCCCGAGTATTACGCATTACAGGCGGCATTATACGCTTACCTGTACGGTGTGGACGATGTGATTATGGTCGCTTCCTTCCTTGACGAGAAGGACTACAAAGACCCGGCGGCATATCAGCCGACCGCAAGCAACACCATCACTGTTGAGTTCAAGGTCTCCGAGCGTTACCCGGATTTCGCAGACAAGGTAGCCGCTGTTGAGCAGTGGTGGGCTGATTATGTCGATACTGGTATCTCCCCGGAGTATGACGAGAAGAAGGACGCTGAAATCCTTGCGGCACTCCGCACCAACACCCTGTCTCCCGAGACTGACATTGAAGCTCTGATTGCAGAAGCCGAAGGTCTCAAGAAGGAGCTGGACGAGATTTCTGCTTCCACAGCAGACAAGGAGAAGCGTCTCAAGACCATCAATGACATTATCAAGGAACACGCTATGGGGCAGTTCCGTGACGGTGATAAGAAGGTCGAGGTCAAGGGTTCTACCTATGTGTGGACTATCTCTCGTTCCGAGACTACCAGCGTTGATAAGGACGCTCTGAAAGCTGACGGATTGCTGGATAAGTACAGCAAGAAATCTGAAACCTACCGTATGACGGTCAAATAAGGAGGACAAATTCATGGCAAACAGTAAGGAACTGACCGAACAGGTCATGGAACTGCATAAGAAGCAGACCGAGGAAATGAAAGCTCTCGAAGAACAACGTGAGGAAGCTCTCAAGGTTGAGAAGTACGATGAAGCCGCTGTTGAGCTTCACAATATGTACAACAGCTATATCAAGGCTGGTTTCACCGAGGAACAGGCATGGAAGTTGACGGAAATCGTCTTCGCCAACAGTACGAAAAAAGGAATTTTTTAAGGAGGACACTACAATGGCAAGAATCCCTATGACGAGCGGTTTTGTAATTATCCCGGAGGGAGAATACGTTTTCCGCATTTATGACGCAACCTATGACGAGGATTTCGGTCGTATCGAAATCAAGCTGGTAAACGCACAGGGCGCAACCCACACCGAGCGTTTTTCTATCAAGGATAAGAATGACGAGTACAACGAAAAGGCTCTGAACGCTTTCTCCTACTTCGCTAAGACGGCTATGAACGATTACACGATGGAGGACATTGACCCGGAACAGCTTATCAATCACTACATTCGTGCAGAGGTTGTTCACACCAAAGTTCCGAGCAACAAAGACCCAAACAAGGAAGTCACTTTCGCAAACCTCGGTGACAAGTCTCCGGCAGATGGTTTCGACACCGAGCCTGTCGCTCGTGCGCTCACTCTCGGTAATGGTAATAACGCCGCTCCGAAAGCCGCACCTAAGACACAGACCACTTCCGCTCCGGCTAAGACTGGACTGGATATTGACGCACTGTTAGGTTAAGCAATCAGCCGGGAGGGGCAAGCTCCTCTCCCGGATTTTTAATAGGAGGTGTCGTATGACAGATAATGTCAATCACCCGGCACATTATGAGACCGGGAAATTCGAGTGTATTGAAGTAATGCTCGAGACACAGGGCGTGGAAGCTGTTCTGAATTTTTGTCAGTGCAATGCTTTCAAGTACCTGTATCGTGCCAAGCGAAAGAATGGTCTTGAGGACATGAAGAAAGCCGTTTGGTATCTGAACAAATATATCGAATTGAAGGAGGGTCATAACTATGACGAAACGACAGTTGGTGAAATGGCTGGAAGCCAAACAGAGTGACGCAAAGGCAGAGGTCGAAATCCAGTACGCAACGGCTGAAAAAGCCTATTTTGCACAAAGAGACGAAGCTCTGAAAATCAATGAAACCGTGGACGAGGTATTCCGTCTGATTTCCGAAGCTGATACGGTGGTGAGCCGCTGGAAAGAAGCTCTCGAGAAGGTCAAAGGGATTGATACTACCTGTGGTTGGTACACATCTCTGACAACGAAGCTCTCTGATTTGTCCGATAAAGAGAACATTCGTATATACATTATGAAGGATTTCACGGACGGTACTGACACTCTCCGTCAGTTGAAAGCAAAGCGTTCCGAAACCCTTCGTGAAATCGAGAAAAACTATACCAATGTGATTGCGAATGTGGAATCCATGAAGAACGCAAAAACGGCAGTTGAGTATCTTGAGAAGCTGGGGTTCGACCTGTCCGCTCTGATTGAAGCCGACAATCACCCTGTTACTACCGCACTTACTGTTGAGGTAGATACAAAGTTTCTGTTTATCGGAGGTGAAAAGAAATGACAATCAATGAGTATCAGACCGAAGCTCTCCGCACTGCGGCTGACATGAACCACCCGAACAATGACGAGATTCTTCTCAACGGTGTTATGGGTCTCTGTGGTGAATCCGGCGAGTGTGTGGACATGGTTAAGAAGTACCGCTTCCAAGGTCACGAGCTGGACAAAGCTCACCTCGCAAAAGAGCTGGGCGATGTGGCGTGGTATCTCGCAGTTACCGCCCATGCTATCGGCTACGACCTCGAGACGGTGTTACAGATGAACGTAGACAAGCTCCGCAATCGCTACCCGAATGGGTTCGAGAAAGAGCGCAGTCTTCACAGACAGGAGGGTGACGTATGACACTGGCAGAACGTATTGAGAAGTTCAATAACCTCATGGGTGACATTGTTCCCCCGGAGGTCAAGAAAGACCTGTTGGAGAAGGGATTTTTCACCGCTCCGGCAAGCACCAGGTACCACGGCAATTACGAGGGTGGTTTGTTCGACCACAGCTACATGGTAGCTCGCTACCTCAAGAAGCTCACCGAGGATTGCCGCCTTGACTGGCAGAACCCTCGCTCACCTCTGCTGGTTGGTATGTTCCACGACCTCTGTAAGATGGACAACTACCAGCACCCGGTCATTGCTGAAACTCTCGGCGGCGAGGAAATCAGAGACGATTCCAAGTGGGAATACGCTACGGACACTCTGCTCAAGGGTCACGGTGATAAGTCGGTTATGATGCTGGCACAGTATTTCAAGCTCACCGAGGAGGAAATCATGTGTATTCGCTATCACATGGGAGCTTTCTGCGATAAGTCCGAATGGAACGATTATACACGAGCAGTGCATAAATATACAAATGTTCTGTGGACACACCAAGCCGATATGCTCGCTTCTCATGTAGAGGGGGTGTGAGGTATGGTGGCAAGAATCCCGAATTTGGAGCTTCTGCTCTATAAGGCACAACAGGCTCTCGCCCATGACCCGGACTTCGTTCAGAAGATTGCCGAGATTAAGGAGAATGATAGCCGCAAGAAAGTCTACCTCGATTTCAGTGTTGAGTGCTTCTCACAGATTTGGGGTAGCACCTGTACCGGGTTCGATGTGACCGAAGCTGGTGAGCCTGTTATGGCTGGGTCGGCTATGACCGAGGAATACACCACCATCGTACATGAGAAGACCACAGATACCTACTGTGTGTTCTTCGGAGACCGCCCTTGCTACAAGGTGGATAACCCGAGCAACGAGTTTTACGAGGACATGATAAAGCGTCAGATGGCAAGCCTGTCTCGAGCCAAGAACCGCTATTAAGGAGGAGTGAGCGATGATTAAATTTGAGAAACCCGATGTATGGGGCTGGGAACACGCTATCCGAGGAATGAGAAATCCCCTCAATAGCTGGGAACGCTCCGACAGCTACCCGGCGGTTGACTGCGGCAAGTGTGGAATCATCGACCGAGAAGGTATCTGTCACCCGAAGGAGCATGACTGTACTCCGTATGAGTGCTATGCAATCGGTGACAATGATAAAGACCTTATGACCCGGCTCATTCGTGGCGGCGCACCTCACCGTAAGTTCCTTCGTCAGATTTTCGTATCGGTGGATATTACCGCTCCTCTCTACTGGTGGAAGGAGTTCGATACATACAAGGTCGGTACGACAGCTAATAGTTGTTCCACCATGCACAAGATACAGGCAAAGGAGTTCACCTTCGAGGACTTCTCCTGTGAGCATTTGGACGAGCCAAGCAAGGCGATTCTCGGTGTTGTGATTAACGAGCTTAACAACAATCGTGGCTGGTACAACGATTACAACAGGCTCGTAAGCGAGGGTGATTTCACCGATGTAGAGCGCAAGCAGTTTTGGTGGAATATGATTCAACTTTTGCCCTCCTCTTTCAATCAGAAGCGAACGGTTACTATGACCTACGAAAACCTTCTGAATATGCTGGAATATCGCAGAGGTCACAAGCTGGACGAGTGGCGTATGTTCTGCGATTGGATTCTCACCCTCCCTCATGGTTCGCTCTTGAAGGAAGGTGTAGGTAATGAACAGAGCTGAACGGCGTAGGCAGAAGAAAGCCGGAATTAAGGTACAGAAAGAACCCACTCTGAATCTGAAAGTCAGTGATTTCGACCACATGGTCTCTCATGCGGAGAAGTCAGCCAAGGAAAGAGCGACAGCGGCGGCAATCCATGAAATCGACCAACAGATTCTCGAGCATGACGAAGCCTATTCTCTCGACATTGACGCAATGGTGCTGTGGACGCTTCATGTTTACCTCGGGTTCGGTAAGAAGCGTCTCGAGAGATTCTACCGGGATATGTTGAAGGAACACATTCACATGAGGGAGGTCTACGAAATGGACGATACCTACCCGGAACGCTACAAACTCAAGGAGCTTTGCAATGTCGATGTGGAAGCTCTGAATAATGAATTTAAGGAGGTTATACACAATGTATAAGTTGAAGAACGTCAACGGCAGAGTGAACGCTCTGCTCCGCACCGGGAAGGATTTCGTAAAGAACAACCTCTCCGTGTCTGCGGCACAGCATATCATTGACACTGGTAAGCTGGTGGAATCTGACAACCCGGACTACCCTATCTGTATTGATAACCAGTGGTATTTCGAGGGTGTCGAGGTCAAAAAGACAGCGAAGAAAGCCCAGTTGAGTTCCATGTATGGGGAAATGAAGGAGGGCAAGTAAATGAGCCGAACTTTCTACTCCGAGTATGTGAATCATTGTCTGCGATTCTATGCTCGACACGACAGATCGAAGTTCCACTCGGAAGCAGACAAGCATAACTGGGCGGCGTGTGACAGCGCACTCAAGTCGTTCTCCGATAATAACCGAGCAATGCTCCTGTATATCTATCGTGAGGGCGATACCGTCCCGGACAATATCTATCAGTTGGCGAAGTCCAAAGGTATCTCACAGGACAGCATTTGGAAGCTCGTAAATGAGCTGGAAAGAAAGGTGGCAAAGCGGCGTGGTTTACTATGACAATATTCCCGAGGAATTAAAGAAACTCGACCAGTGGGTGTGTGCGAATGATGGAAGCAAAGTCCCTATGAAAGCATGGGAGAACGAAGCCGCTTCCTCAACCAACCCGGAAACATGGTCTGATTTCGAGACTGCTCTCGAATCGTACAACCAGCACTATTACGACTACTGCGGTTTCGTGTTTGCGGACAATGGGTATGTCGGGATTGATATTGACGAGGGGTATGATGAAGACGGTCTTATGAGCGTCCTCGGGGCTGATATTGTCGGTAAGTGCCACAGCTATACGGAGAAATCCCGGAGTGGGCGTGGATTCCATATCCTACTCCGTGGAACTCTCCCCTTCAAGGGCAAGAACAATCTTGCTGGCGTGGAGATTTACAAGGCGGCTCGCTACTTCATTATGACCGGGAACACCCTTCTCTACCGAGAAATCATCGAGAACCAAGAAGCGATTGATTATGTTGTGGAGAAATACTTCCCGGAAGCTCGAGAGACCTCCGATAAGGTGGTTGTTGGGCGAGACAAGATATACGCCCCGGTATGGGAAGAACCTGTCGTGAATGGGCGTGTAAAGCTCCGTCCAGTATATCCAAGAATCCCGGACGGAAGCCGCAATATCTGTCTCACCTCCCTCGCTGGTATGCTCCACAATCAAGGCTACTCCAAGTCACAGATTTACGAGGAGCTGTTGTACGCCAATACGGTTGCCTGTGACCCACCTCTCGACCGAAATGAGTTGCGAACTATCTGCAACAGCGTCACGAGGTACAAGCGATGAAGATTAAGTGCTGTAAGGACTGCGTTGCTCCGAAGCGACACCCCGGCTGTCACGGTGTATGTCCCGAGTACCTATACGAAAAGGCACTGTGGGAGGAAGAAAAGAAAGTCATTCGTGAGGAACATAGGCGATTCAGTGAACTATATGAGCAACGCTCCGAGGGTGTGCGAAAAGCATTAAAACACAGAAGACGATAACTTGCACAGAAAAGATAAAAATTTATCTTTTAAGTATTGACATTCAATCTTGCATGTGTTATCTTATAATCACAGCAAGACAAAAACTTATCCAATAAAGATTAAGGAGGATTTTATCATGGAAGTTATGAGAAACATGACTATTGACACTGAACTGTTTGAACTGGGAGACATTATCTCCTTCACACTCACCACAGGGGAAAAGGTTAAGGCGAAAGCCATTCGTGAGACCCCGAACGGTATGCTTTTCATCACCGTTGACTGTCTCAAGGACGAGCAGAAAATGTTCGAGAATCCCGGCAGAGCCGAAAAGGTTGACTACGAACATTCCGACCTTCGCAAGAAGTTGAACGGAGAAATCTTCGAGAGCTTCCCGGAGGAAATCAAGGGTCGCATGGTTGGTATGCGAGTAGGTCAGACGAACTGCTTTGATATGCTCCGTATTCCTACCGAGCGTGAAATCTTCGGAGAGAACCCTTACGGTAAGGACGAGCCTGTATCTGTTAGACGCTTCTACGGCATGGAGAACCGCCGTGAGCGTATCGCTTTCCAAGGCTCGGAGACATGTACATGGGAATGGTACTGGTTGCAGAATAAGGTTGAGGATTCCGCTTCCGATTTCGCCGGTGTCTACTACGGCGGTCTTGCGGCCTACTACCCCGCTTCCACTTCTCATGGCGTTCGCCCGGTCTTTCTCTTATCCTAAAATCTCGCCCCCTTGTGGGGCGAGTTCAATAAAGAACGGAGGTAAATGTCGTGCAGACAAGATGTGAAAACTGTAAGAAAAGATGTGTCTGCCACGCTTGCTCTCTACATAATCAATGCCGCTACGCTTTGAGGTGCAAATCCTCAAAGTGTTACTGCGGAAAATATAGGAGGTTATCAGAAAATGGAACAGAACAAAATCTGTCCTCTCCTCACGACTAACACTGTCGTAGACGAGAATAACACCGTGAAAATTGGCACACAGCCTGTTTTCTGCGTAACCGAGCAGTGTTCGTGGTGGTTGGAGGACAAACAGAAATGTGCAATCGCAGTTATGGGAGGTAAGAAATAATGGCATATTACATGAATAAGAGCGTCCCGGCGAAGCGAGGAGATATTTTCTACATTTCCAACTCCAAGTGCTACGCCACAGACCCGAGTAATGCAGAGGGAAGACCAGCAATCGTTGTCTCCTCTGATAAATTGAATGAACACGCAGATGTTGTCGAGGTGGTCTATCTCACCACCAAGGAAAAGCGTCTCATGCCTACTCATGCAGAGGTGCTGTGCAAGATTCCTTCAACCGCTCTGTGTGAGACCATCTACACGGTCAATAAGGACAGGTTGGGCGATTTCGTCCGTACCTGTACCGATAAGGAAATGGAGGGTGTCAATGCTGGAATCCTCTGCTCACTCGGTATCGCCGCTCCTATGGTCGATGGTGAGCCTGTTGACAACTCTGTAACGGTCGAGAGGAATCTTTACAAGCACCTCTACGAAGACCTTCTCAATAAGGTAATGGCGAGGTGATAAATAATGCAAGAGCTTTTCGAGACACGCAACGGTCGTGTCATTATGGACGAGGACTTATCCTCGAAGATGTATCTGATTAAGCAGTATCACCCCGAGAAAGCAGACGAGACCAGCTCCGGGTTTGAGTGGTCTGAAATGGGTATGGCGAACCTGTTCGGCTTGCTCTACTCTCACGAAGCTCGCTACTGCCCGGAACACAAGAGCTGGTACACCTATCACGAGGGAGCATGGCGTAAGGACGAGGGAGCAATTCTCGTGTCCGAGAAGATTAAAGATTTCGTTCGTTTGATGATTCTCTACTGCGGAGAAATAGAGGACGATGATACCCGAAAGTCCTACACCGGGTTCGTCAATAAGATGGGTGACAGGCGTATGCGAGATAGAATCCTCAAGGACGCAACGGGTGAGCTTCGTATCTCTGCTGTGCAGTTTGACGCAGACCCCTATCTCATTAACTGTCTCAATGGTACATACGACCTTCGAGACTTTTCCTTCCGGGAACATAGCTGGAACGATTTTCTCACCATGCAGACAGCATTTAGCCACACTATCTCCAAGACGGTTAAGTGTAAACGCTGGGAGAAGTTCATTAAAGAGGTTACACAAAATGACGAGGACAAGGCAGACTTCCTTCAAAGAGCTTTGGGTTATTCCATGCTGGGTATGAGTAACGAGGAGTGTATGTTCATTCTTCATGGTAAGACCACTCGTAACGGTAAGTCTACTCTGCTCAACACCATCGAGACTATGCTCGGTGACTATGCCAAGGTTGCCCCGGTCGGTATGATTTGCCGAGGAGACCGTCAGAAGGACGCAGAAGCCGCCAGCCCTACCCTCGCCGGGTTGAAGGGCAAACGCTTCGTCACAATGTCCGAGAGCAACGAATACGGCAAGCTGGACGAGGAGAAAATCAAACAGCTTACAGGCGGTGAGGAAATCTCTGCTCGTGCGCTGTATCAGTCGGCAATCACCTTCAAGCCGCAGTTCACCTTATGGCTTTCCTGTAACGACCTTCCGATGGTAACAGATAAGTCCCTGTTCGCTTCCGAGCGTATCAAGGTGGTTGAGTTCAACCGCCACTTCTCCCTGGAGGAACAGGACACTCACCTCAAGGACGAGCTGTGCGAACAGTCCAGCATGAGCGGCATTTTCATGTGGCTGGTGCGTGGGTATATCCACTACAAGGAACGTGGACTTGCAATGAGCGGCAGTCTGAAATCGGTGGTCACTAAGTACGAGCGTGATAACGACCTCGTGTTGCAGTTCCTCGAGAACCGCTGTGTGCGTGTGCCGGAGGACGGCGGCGCACCGACCATCATCAAGGCGAAAGACCTGTACAACGCTTTCAAGATTTGGGCGAAGTCCGAGGGTGCTTATATCCTGTCGGCTCGTAAGTTCAATTCTGAAATGGAACGTCACCCGGAATGGTTCGACAGGAAATCGACCTCGAGCGGCTATGCAACCTATTGTGGTCTGAAATTGAAGGAGGTGCTGTAATGAGTAAATATCTCGAAACCCTTCCGCAGTATCACTTTGACAGGGACGATTTCTGCAAAGTGTTCAGAGAAGTTTTCACTGATGATGAAATCATAGATATTGATGTGATGTGTGGTTATCCACAGAACACCGACAACTTCCTTCTCTATCGTTGGGAGGACGAGTTCTATATCATTCATCGTGACAGCGGCACGATTATAAACTGGTATAAGCATTTGGGAAGAACCAACACCTGTAACAAGGAAGCGTTCACCCTTGCTGATTTGAAGGAGCTTCTGCTTCTTCTCAAGGAGGACTTGAAGGAGGTTGAGGTATGAAGCAATGGGAATATGAAGCTCTCCAAGACGCTCTCACCAAGAAATCCGAAAGCAACCCTTATGGACGTACCGGGAACTTCAAGCGTGAGGACGGTTATAAAGAAGGGATTCTTGCCGCAAAGAGTATTCTTCACAGCTTTTATCAGCGGCAGTCTCAAGGTAAGGAGGTATCACAATGCAGTTAGCAGAAAAACAGGAGTTGGTACGGCTCTTGAACCTGTACCAAGCTGACCTTCTCATGGACAACGATAACAATATCCGGGAAGCCGCAAAGCACCCGGAGAAGAAATGGGAAGGTACTTATAAAACTGGTGTGAAAGCCCAGTACGAACACGCTCGTGTCATTGCCGCAAAGCTGTCGGTAGAAATCGGCAAGTCGGTAAAATCTTACTACGAGCTGTAAAGGAGGACACTGTTATGAATATGGTTTGCAAATGTGGTGGCAAGGAGTTCTTCACCGAGGAACACGGCAATCAGACAGGGCTTTACTGCTCCGCTTGTGGTAAGTGGCAGAAATGGCTCAAGAAAGACGAGATACGACTTTTCAATCATGGTGTCAAGGTGGAGAACGCTTCTTTGCTGGAACATCTCAAGGCTCGTATCGAGGAGAGTGCAATCAAGGTATCTACCGTCAAAGCTCCGCACACCTACATGAAAGCTGTCGGCACGAGGGAGCTTGAAAAGATTCTCGAGGAGGAGTTGGGAAATGAAGACACGAAACGACATACTTGCTGAATACGTCCGCAGTCGTTACCCCAAGATTGAGAAGACCTTCGACTTTGCCGCTTACTCTGCTGGTGTAGCTCTTAAAGAGTTCGGCAGATGTATCAAAGAAGCGTTCGGAGGTACTGGTAAGGAGGTAGACGATGTTTGCGATTCAGAACATTAAGACCGGGAAGTTTTTGTATGGCACAGACTACCGATACCACCCTCCTCACCAGCGTACCAGCAACACGAAAATGCTCACTTACAGCTCTATCGCAGAAGCCGCACACGACTTTTGGGTTAAAAGGAAGTGCGGCAAAGATTACAGAATCGTTGTGCTGAAATCGGTGGAGGTTAAGCGAGTGATTGACTACTACGAGAGCAAAAACTTCATTTAACACAAAGCGGATAAGTATTTATCAAAAACGACATTTACCAAACTATCTGAAAAGGATTGAAAAACAATCTTTTTATAAGAACGAGTTGTTCTTATTATTACAGTAGTTAAAGTAGCTGTTCTCAAGGTATTGCGTGTAACTTCCTCTATATAGAAAAATCCCTATATATAGAAGTTATACGCAAAAACCGATTTTCAACTACTTCTACTACTGCAATAAGAATAAGAAGAAAGGAGACTGAAATGGATATAGATAAACTGTTAGCAGACAGTTCCGAGGAGACTGTTGCGACTAAGGAGACTGTTTCCAGCGAGGAGAATGTCGGAACGAAAGCCGTTGCGACTACTGGAAAGAAAGAGACGAAGCCTAAGAAGAAAGGCAAGCCCCGAGGAGGTAATAACTGGTTGAAGCCGGAAAACATCGCTCCGGGGCTTGAAGCTGGTGATAACACGAAGTTCCTCTCCGTCAATATGGCATTGATGAATATGCCGGACATTGACATGGAGAATCCGTTGGAGGTGCAACAGCGACTTTCCGACTATTTTGCTCTGTATGCACAGTATGACATGAAACCTACGGTTGTGGGTATGGCTATTGCACTGAACGGACACAACAGACAGTGGCTTTATGCGATTACACATGATGTTGCGACAGGAGGTTCGGGATATAAGACTGCGTTGCCGCCGGAGGTGGCGGTCGTAATAAAAAAGGCGTACTTTTTGCTCGAAAATTTGTGGGAAAACTATATGCAAAGTGGCAAGGTCAACCCGGTAGCTGGTATCTTCCTCGGCAAGAACAACTATGGTTACCAAGACAAGACCGAGTACGTTCTCACACCGAACCAGCAGAACGACAACGACTATTCCGCTGATGAAATCAGAGAACGCTACATTGCAAGCGACCAGCAGAAGCGACTTTCAGCAAGCAACTCTGACGAGGACACGAGCGACTAAGCGACTTTCGCCCACGCTCCGACTTTCCGACTATCAGCCGAGCGACTTTCGACTATCGACTATGAAACTGCTCCGGGATTTCCCATGGCTTTTTCTATGCAAAAATTCACGGAAATTTTCAGAAAATCAGCCGTACACGGCACTCACCTCTTTATCTCTTTAGTGTAATAAAGCAAAATGCACCCCGGGCGGCGGTCCGCTGGTGGCTGTTGCTGTTTCTTCCTATATAATGCAATTTTCAATCTTTTTAAGATAAATTTTTATCCTTTTCGTATTGACATTTTATCTTTTTTGTGCTACCTTGTAATCACGGAGAGATAAAAACCAACACAAAAAGGATAAACGGAGGTTGACATTATGAAACAGAGATTCACCAGCAGACAGACCAGCATAAACAGCAGAAAAGCCCCGGCGGTTTACAGTATGCCGAAAGCGGTTGACGTTATGACCGGGAAAACGGTTGTTGACATCGGCGGCGGTCGATTCGATACCGCACAGGAAGCCGCCCGGGTTTACGGTGCTACGGTTTCCATATATGACCCATTCAACAGAACGCCGGAACATAACGCCGCAGTTCTCGCCGGGTCTTATGACGTGGCGGTGATTTCAAATGTATTGAACGTTATCGACAGCGAAGCCGCCCGGGGTGAGGTTGTACAGCTCGCCGCACAGAAAGCCGCCGCCCTTCTGATTACAGTATACGAGGGAGACGGAAGCGGCATAGGAAGACAGACCGCTGCCGATAGCTGGCAAGAAAACAGGCGCACCGCTGATTATATGGACGAAATCGCCGCCGCTCTCCCGGGCTGGTTGGTGGCTCGTTCCGGGCGGTTGATAACGGCAACACAAAAGAGATAAGTTTTTATCCGAAAAGTGTTGACAAGTTATCCCGAAAGTGTTATTATACAATCAGAAAGAGACAAGAAACAATCTTAATCAGATAAACGGAGGTAAAAATTATGTATGATTACAGAGAAGCAGTGAAGGACGATGTATTAGAATACATCAACAATGAAATCAATTTCGAGGATTTCGACACCCTCGAAGAGTTGGAAGAGCATTTGAACGAGGTTCTTTTCACAGAAGACAGCGTGACCGGGAACGCTTCCGGCTCGTACACGTTCAACACCTACGAAGCAGAAGAAAACATTTGTCACAACCTCGATTTACTCGGGGAAGCTCTCGAGGATTTCGGAAGCGGTGCGGATTACTTAATTACCCACGGAGCGGAAGCCGCAGACGTAACAATTCGTTGTTACCTGTTAGGCGAGTGTATCTCCGCCGCTCTCGAGGAAATCGAGGACGATTTCAACGAAGCCCACGAGGGAGAGGAGGACGAGGAAGAATGAAAAAATACACGTTCACAGATGGCGGTTACACCTTCCAGCGGATAGACAAGAAAGCCGCTCGGCGAGCTTATAACAACGGTCTTCGGGTTATGCTTTGCCCGGTGAATCTTCGCCCGGGCTACCCTTACCACCTGGAAACCAGCATAAGCGGCAAAGCCGCCGCAACATTCGAAGAAGCATTGAACGCTTTCGAGTTCTACAACATTCGAGGGAATGAAACCGGGCATTATACGGCGTTTTATATCCCAGTTCGAGAGGTTGACAGATTCACAGGGGAAGCACCCACAGCGGCAACGCTGGGAACGGTCACGCAATACGATTATAGATATATAGGAGGTTGACACTATGAGCGCATTTGAAAAGCTGTGCAATGAGTACAGAGAAAACAAAAGATTGATTGAGGAGTTGGAAGCGATGAACGACAGCATAAAAGCCGACATTCTCGCAATCATGGGAGACCGGG